ATGGTAGAGCTTGAAGATAAGTTTATTGATTTAGCATTTGCTATGGGTCCTATGGAAGGATTGACACCCGAGGAAGTTAAAAAGTATATTCGTTATATTGCAGACAGACGTCTTATTAGTTTAGGTATGAGAGGTATTTTTAAAGTTAAAAAGAATCCTTTGCCTTGGGTAGAGGAAATGATCAACGCCCCGACCCATACAAACTTCTTTGAGAACAGAGCAACAGACTATGCACGGGGTGCATTGTCCGGAGATTGGTCGGATGTTTGGGGAGTTTCATGAATAAAAGACTAAGTGCTGTAGTTTATGAGATGGCACAGTCTGTATCTAAACTGTCAAGAGCAAAAAGATTACAAGTGGGTTGTGTCATATGGAAAGATGGTAGAGCCATTAGTCTAGGCTACAACGGCACACCTTCAGGCTGGGATAATGCCTGTGAAGATGAAAACAATGTAACGAAGCCAGAAGTATTACATGCAGAAACAAATGCTATTGCTAAGTTAGCTAGGAGTACAGAGAGTGGGCAAGGTGCTTTACTATATACGACACACGCACCTTGTTTAGAATGTTCTAAGTTGATTTATCAAGCAGGCATATCTGAGGTTTATTGGGGTAATGATTATAGGGATAAATCCGGACTAGAATTTCTACACAAAGCGGGCGTTAAGATTTCGCAAGTAGGAGAAATAGATGCCGAAACCTAATATATTAGAATGTATGTCGTGTGAAGGCTGTTTTAAGGTTGTACACGATATGGATGAAAATTATTATGAAGCAGAGTTTTGTGTTTTTTGTGGAACAAAACTTGAGCTAGAAGAAGAACTAGAAATAGATTATGGAGATGAAGAGGACTATTAGATGATACTGAGAGGAATAACACAGAGTCTAGTAAACGAAGATTTTAAAAACCTTCAGGCAGTTTACGACTATTGGTTTGCTAAAGGTAAAATGGAAAAGGAAAATCTTGGACTTGTAGACTTTAGAAAAAATGAACTTTATTTCGAAGAAGCAACACAAGATTTTTATGGCACGCACATGCTTCCTTATTTTCACGAACTCTTAGCCAAGGGACCAGACATCTCAATGCAAGAGTTTTTAAAATACGAAAGATTTCCTAAAACAGTATGGTTGGCTAGAGAGTTTTTAATGAACAATGGATTTAAAAATCCAATGGGAGTACATTGGGAGCCTAGATTAGACTATCAAGGACCTGAAGATAATTGGCCTGAGGTTAGAGATAAAGGACTGTGGAGAATACACCCTGGTGGTTCTAGACAAACTGTTTATTATTATTTTGCTCCAGATGAATATAAAATTCCTACCATCTGTTTTAATACACATGGAAAGCCTCCTCCAAGAGAGTGGAAAAAGGTTTTCACTCATAGAAGGGAATTACAAGAGTTTTATAATGGACACGAAAATTATTTTATGGAGCTTGTACCCGATAGAGGAACATTCATACCTCATATTTTGACAGACAGTAAAGACGTATGGGAGAATGGCTTGAATGAACATCGTAGAATTTGTAATCAATTTAAAGACTGGAATGTAGAAACTAACTTTCCTATGGCAGATGAATTGGGTCTAACATCCAGAACAATGAACTCAGAACATACCTTGGTAATGGAGCTAGATCATCCTTCAGACAGAAACGCACAAATTAGAGCTTGCATAATGCTATGTTTTCCAATACAATCGCTAACTACCGTAATAGAACAATGGCCTGATATAAAGTTAGTTGTAAAATGATAAGTGTAAAGAGGGCTGTTATTGAGGTAGCGGGTGGGTGTAACTATAAATGCCAAATGTGTCCTCAAACTACAGGTAGAGGAAAAGAGTGGACTAAGAAAATGCCACTCACTCTATTTGAAAAAAATCTTAAGCAATTAGAGCCTAATCCAGAGACAGTAATACAATTAGAAGGTAGCGGAGAACCTACTCTTGCTAAAGATCTACCTAAGTACATTGAGCTCTGTAAAAAATACGGATTCAAGAGTTATATGTTTACCAATGCCTTTAGATTAGAAGGGCAGTACATGAAAGATGTTGTGGACGCTGGTGTAGATTTTATTCGTGTTAGTGTTATTGGATACAACAGAGAGAAATATATAGAGTGGATGGCAGCTGATAATTTTGATAAGATAAAAGAAAACGTTTGGGCGTTACAAGAATATGTAAAAGATACAGAAGTTAGCAGCTATCATCTAATATTAGATAACCACAATATTAAATATGAGATTGATCAATATCGCAAAAATTTTATTGACAAATGTGGTACGAAAGCTTATATTTGGAAACAACATAATTGGAGTGGAAACTGGCAACCCGTATATGTTAGAGATACTAGTGTAAGAAAGTCGTGCGGCAGGCCATTTGCCGAGGAAATAACTATTAGAGCGAACGGTAAAGTTACACCGTGTTGTCAAACAATGGGCCCACCCAATGAGGAGAAGAGTGTACTAGGTGACACTAAAGAACAGAGTCTCGTTGATATCTTTCATGGAGAAAAGTATAACGAACTAAGATTAAAACATGCCTTTAAACAATTTGATGAAATAGAATATTGCAAAAACTGTGATTTTTTATATGATGATCCAGAAGTTCTAGCTTGGACAAATGATCATACATTTCAAGTTAAACAAATGCTAGGGACTACTATTAATTTGGATATTAATGATGAGAAATAAATTACATTGGACAACAATAATCGGTGAAAAAGTATTAACTGCAATTATAGGAGCTTTAACTTTTGTTGCAGTGGGAAAATACTTGTATTCCATGTGGCTACTACAGGAGGTAATGCTATCAGATTTGTTTATGTTGTTTATATACGCTGAGGTAATAGCAATGATAGGTGCATTTTATAGCACAGAGAGAATTCCTGTTACATTGCCTATTATTATTGCTATCACGGCATTGTGTAGATTAATTATTCTACATAGTAAAGATATGCAAGGGACACAGCTTTTAGCAGAGGGCGGAACAATACTAATATTGTCTGTTGCTGCCTATGTTATGTCTCTAAAGGAAAAATTAAGTTTAGAAAAGTTGAGGAAAAATAATGGGAAAGGGAAGTAAACCTAGACCTTTTAGTGTAGATCAGAAGACATTTTCTGATAATTGGGACGCAATATTTAATAAAAAAGTTAGCTTGGACTTTTATGAGTCTGAGAACCCACTAGAAAGACCCTGTGTTCCAAGTATAAATATTACATCTGATAATGGAGATGTAATAGATGGTGAGAAAAAGAAAACCGAGGGAGAAGAAGGTACATAGAGTTTACTGTACTTATTTTCCAGATGGCAGGTATTATATAGGATATTCCTGTAAGCCTGAAAAACAATATGAGAAATACTTTGGCAGTTCAAATATTGTAAAAGAATATGATGGGGAACTAACAAAAGAAACTATCGCTGTCTTTGATAGTAAAGCACACGCTAAAATGCAAGAGTTTTTATTACAATGGCAACAAAGACACGATGAGTTATGCCTAAATGATATGATTAATATAAGACTTAGAATGACATTTTTAAAAGAATTTCAACCATTAGAGTGGGCACCTAACTCACATAAATAATAACATGGCTTTTATTTTACTTTTATTAACATCCGCTCTTGCAGTATCATCTGTAGCAGCATACTTTTCTATAATTGGATTAACCACGATATTCCCCGCAGCTTATGCGGAGATTATTGCAATGGGTGTTGTATTGGAAATTGCCAAACTTGTTACAGCGTCATGGGTTTATAGGTATTGGCATACCGCCACTAAACTATTAAAATCCTATTTTACATTAGCTGTAATTGTTTTATCCTTTATTACTTCTATAGGTATCTTTGGTTACTTGTCTAGAGCACATATAGATCAAACGGCTGTTAATCAAGACTACACCTTAAATATGGAAGTAATTGAGTTTAGACTAGAAGCAGAGAGAGGCAAACTACAACAGGCAAGAGATCGTATTGCAGGGCTTGATGATACTCTGAGAACATCACGTGGTGAAGATAAAAACTATGTGAACAGAACACAGAGAGAAGAAAGAGAACAATTAAATGCAGAAATGGACGAGGCAGTTGCTAATATAGACGCCTTGAACTTACAGTTGCTGCCAATGAGGCAGGAAGTAGCTGTTATGGATGCAGAGTTAGGTCCAATAAAATACATCGCAGAACTATTTTATTCTGAGTCTACTAAGAACGCTGTAGATAGTGCAGTTAGAATAATCATTATGTTGTTAATATTTGTATTTGATCCATTAGCCATTCTATTAGTTGTAGCTGCCAATATGAGTTGGGCCCAGCGCAATGGAGAGCAGATTACCTTTTTGGGAGAAGAGGCATTGACAAAAGAGCCTGAAGAGTTTAATATAAGCACTACTGAGGAACCTAAAAAAAAGAAAGATGAAGGTGAAGACTCTTGGGTATCCTTAAAATATGGTTCTTCTTCTAGAATGGACAAAGCCAAAGAAAGAGAACTTAAATGGTTAATAGATAGGAAGAGAAAAAATGCCAAACGTAACTAATTATCATCCAAAAAGAAACGATACAGACTGGCAGGACGAAGCTAAAAAGTTATTGTCCAAGTTTAATTGTAAAGTTGTATTTCACAAAGCTAACGGCGAAATCAGAGAAATGGTTTGCACGTTAAAGTCTAACGTTATCCCTCAAGTGGAAAACAAAGAACCCGTTACCCACAAAAATCTAGTTGTCTTTGATACAGAGAAGAATGGCTGGAGATCTATAGTCTTCGATCGTATCATATCTTTCAAAGTTATTTAATTTTTGGTACAATCAAGTCTTGACAGGCACTTCTGTTTGTCTTATAATTATATGTATGAATAAACAAAAAGGAGTCCTTTCATGGCAAAAAGAAAACGTAGTACCTATGTGCTTACAGAACCAGATTGGAGTAAATACCAATCTATAACAGATGAACAGCAACGAGAAAAAGCTTTTCAAGAACTAGGCTATTTTGTACATTATGAAATAGCAGACAAAACTCTCATTAAGTCTTTTAAGGAATGGATGCGTAAAAAGTCTGGCTGGGACAAGCAAGACATTACAAACATTTTAAAATTGACTGACTCCACATTTTCACACGTAGGTAAGTATGCCTTTATAGAAAGTAAAGTAGGTTACATGCCTACTTCTTGTGTTGAGTTTATTGAGAAAAAGAAAGAACCTTGGGCGAGTAAAGGTGCAGAAAAAATTGAAGCATCTGAGGAAAAGCCTAAAGTTGTTAGAATACGAGAAAACTTACCTAACGCATTAGAGTACATTGAGAAATGTGTTGATGATTTTATTGAGACAGGTAAGGTCCCAGTCAATTGGAATGTTGTATCTACATGTGGACTGAACAGAGCTGAGACACAAGAATTGTTTGATATACTAGGCGGCTGGAAAGGCGAGTTGGAAGAACTACAAACTGTTAGACAGATGACAAATAGATCAGACTGGGACGAACAGTTAGTAGAAGGCTACTCGCACATTAGCAAGCCCAATACAAAGAAACTGATACAGATGTATACAGACGTTGAAACGTCTGTCATGCAGTCTCAGCAGGCTAAGAAAATTACACGCATTAGGAAAAAGCGTCCTACAGATAAGAACAAAGTTGTTAAACGTCTTAGGTTTCTAAAGGAGTTTAAAGAACTAGATATTGTAAGTATCAATCCTGTGGACATTATAGGCTCCTCAGAAGTATGGTACTATGATGTTAAACGTAAACGCTTAGGTGTATATGCCTCTGACTTTGCAGGTGGTTTAGGAGTTAAGGGTACAGCTATTGAAAACTATGGCACGACATCCTATGAGAAAACAGTTAGGAAACCCGAGGAGGTTATTCCTAAATTTATGGCATGTAGGATTAATGGACTACATAAGTTTATGGAGTCTGTACGTGGTAAGAAAATGACAGTTAGAACAAGGGTACAGCCTAACTCTGTATTGTTAAAGGTAAAGCAATGATAGTTGTAGATTTTAATCAGACTGCCATTGCTAACTTCATGGCAGAAATAGGGGGGCGTAAAGATGTGTCTGTAGACGTAGACTTGCCTTTGTTGCGACATATGATTATTAATACAATTCGCTCGTATAATGTAAAGTTTAGCGAGGAGTATGGCAATCTTGTACTGGCTATGGATAATCGTAGATACTGGAGACGTGATTACTTTCCTTATTATAAGGCACATCGTAAAAAGGGTAGGGAGGAAAGTCCTCTAGATTGGAACTCTATATTTGAGGCACTAAATCAAATTAGAAATGAACTAGATGAGTTCTTCCCCTATCCCTGTATTGATGTAGAAGGTGCAGAAGCAGATGATGTTATTGGCACGCTTGCTGAGTATAGTCAAACATCTGGAAAAGGCACAGGTGGATTGTTTGATGATCCAGAGCCTGAACCCTTTTTAATTATTAGTGGAGATCACGACTTTAATCAACTGCAGAAGTATTCTAATGTTAAACAGTATGCTCCTGCATTTAAGAAATGGGTTAAGATTAAAGAGCCTGCTTCTCAAGTGTTAATGGAACATATCATTACAGGAGACAAAGGCGACGGCATTCCTAATATGCTATCTGAAGATGATACTTTTGTAGAAGGTAAACGTCAACGTCCTATTAAAAGGGCCTTGCTTGCAGAATGGAAAAAGCAAAAGCCCGAGGAGTTTGTTATAAATTCGGAGATGGCTTCTGGATTTACAAGGAATCAGTTGTTAGTGGATTTATCCAAAACACCGGATGAGATTAAGAAAGCTATTATAAATAGTTATGAGGCACAACAGGGCGGAGACAGAAGCCAGTTGTTAAATTATTTTATTAAAAACAAAATGCGTAATATGATGGAAGTCATTACAGATTTTTAGAGGTAAATTATGAGAAAATTTAGACAGTTAGATGAAGCCCTAGATTGGGTAGTAGAGGCTAAAACAGGTGAAGGCATTGCCGAAAGACTGAAGGAATGGGCAGCTAGTAATCAGTTAGCTGTTACAGTTGTTAGACTAGGAGTAGGTGCAGAAAAACTTGAATGGAATCTACCAGAAGGTATGCCATCTACTACCAAGTTGGAAGAAGATATTCCCGGTGGCATGGGTGAAACTACTATCAATCTAGAATGGAGACGTATTAAACAATTCTTTGATCCTCAAAGTAACATGAACAAACTACCCGATTGGAAGAGGGAAATTAATTGGGTTCAAATACTTGAAGGGTTGCATCACAAGGAAGCCAAACTATTGACAGCTATCAAGGATGGCAAACTTCTAAGCGAATATCCAGATTTAGAGAAATCTTTTGAAATTTTGGGTATTACAGAGTATAACACTCCTGTAAAAAAGAAAACTAGAAGCAAGAAGAAGGCAGCTTAAAATAACTCATCAGTATCAGGACGATAAGGATCATAATACATACCTAACTGCCAACCTTCTGGAACAGGTTCAGACTTAGGTATTGTAGTCCTAACTCCGCCAGGGCCACAAACCCATTTACGCCTTTCTCTTGTAATCCAGGCTTCATGCATCTTTACACGAGTTGAGACACTATGCCTCCTGCCAAACATAGGATTATTCTCTCCACGTCTTGTTCCTTTCATTTTTTTAGATATGTTCTTTTTGTGAGTCTCACCCAAACCCTTTTTGGCTGGGTGTTTATCACCTAACTTGGCTTCACGTATTCTCTGTCTGCCTTCTTCTGTGTGCTTACGAGTACGCTTTCTAGCAGTATCATATACAACAGGCAGTCCTGTTTTCTCAGCTATATCTCTACAGAGTTCTATTGATGAAACACGTCTTAATAATTCACGTGGTTTAGGTACGTCCTGTACATGTAGGTTGTCTACAATGTATAGTTCGTTCTTGTGTTGGAATATAAAAAATAAGGTAGCGTTATTCATTCTCACCAGCATACTCAGCTATAAGCTCACCTAAGCCATTTAGCTTTTCAAGTATGTTTCTAAAATATAATTCACCGTTAGTTTTTGTTTCAATCTTTACACGAATGCGAAGTATTCCTGTATTAATACCTCTAGCAAAAAGATCCATTTGTGGTAGTCCTGAAGATCCCACTCTAATTTCTGCTTTGAAAGGACCTAACTTATCAAATGCCTTTTCAAGGTTGTCAAAGGTATAGACTTTAGCCATACCAGATTTTAATTGTACGAGTTGAACGTGTTTTTCATCTCTTGTGGCATGCCATTGTATGGCACTTGCGAATGCTTTTAGTGTATCCTTGTCGTCTTCACTAAATTTTTTAGCTACTTCTGTAGCAACATGTTTGTAAATAAATTGAACAGCCTTTTTAGTTTCTGATTTCTTTAGGAAGGCTTCATATGTTGATCTTTGTCTAGATACATCCATTCCAAATAGTTGTTTCCAAAGTTTTATTTGTACATCAAAACCAGATCCACTTATTTGTCCAAACTGTTTTACATCTCCTGCTTTTAATGATACATTGATGTCAATGTCCTTTAGTTCCTTATCGTGATTAGATAGTTTCACTCTAACATCAACCTTCGTGCCTGTTTGATCAGACAAGCCATCGGACAATACTTGTACTCTATTATAGATATTGTTTTCATAAACTAAGTTTGCCCACTTCTTAACATAAGTTGCGTTGGCATATTTTACAGAGGCTTCTACCAACTTTTTTGTTTCTGGTAATGCTCTAATATTTCTATCAGCAAGTGCTTCCATATTGTTTTTTGCTAGTCCTAATACAAACTCTATATCGTCTAAAATAGCAGGGTTGGCGTTTGCTGATTTGTAATTGATTTGTTGCTTCGGATTCCTATTAAGTTTCATTAATACATTCTCTACATCTGAAGCACTGATGTCCCTATTTTTATTAATGAAACGAGCTGTAATAGCTGCACCAAATATACCTTCAGCAATATCACCTTGATTATAACCTTTGCCTTCCTTGTAATCCATAGTCTTTTCTAGGTGTCCTAAAGGTCTTTGTTTACCTGAGGCATCTTCCATCATTAACTTGTTATGTCCTTTTATTGCACTAACCAATGCTGACTCTTGAACTCTGCCTACAATGTATTCTTTGCCGTCTATAATAAACTTCTTAGGAACATACTTACCACCTCCATGCTTAGATAAAACAGTATGCCCTGTTCCTTTTGTTGTGATAGATACAAAGGTAATGACACGAGCATCGCCATATTTTACGTCTAATAGTTTTGATTTAGAGAGGTCTGCCATTTCTAATCCTTATAAATAATGTTGGTTTTGTACTATTTATAATAGGAGTAAAAATGGGAACCTTTAATAGATTAATGGACGCTACGTTTAGCGCTCCGAGAACATGGGAATTGAACTCAGCATTATCTTTTGATTGTGATAAAGTCACAGAACAAGACATTGCATCATTAAAGCAAGTAGGAGTTAAAGTATCTACCAAAGGTAGAGTAACTGCTTCTAAAGGCTTTAAGTCTGATTTAGCATCAGTTCCTAGAGCATGTTGGATGTTTATTGCACCTTTTGATATTGCAAGAGCAGGTGTTATTCACGATTACATCTATTTCTGTATTAGAAATTACAGACACACCGTTGCCTTGAATGGTGATAAACCTGACATGGTAGTCGTTGGTAAAGCTAAAAAAGTAGCAGACGATATTTTTAAGGCTGCTATGGAGTCATCTAAACCTGAGGTAGCAAAATGGAAGATCTTTTCTGCTTATTGGGCTGTCAAGTTATTTGGCCGTTGGTCAATTATTCCTAGGGAAGAACTTTAATTTTGGTACTCTAGACTCTTGATATATTTCTCAAAAGAAGTATAATATAGACATGAGTAAGATAAACGAACAAATTAAAGATGCTTCTGAAAATCAGGACGTCTTTGTAACACCAATAGACAAGATGAGCGTCTCCGAGATAGGTGACGCTCTTTCTTATGCCAGCAGTTTAGGCAATCTGCAAACCTACTGCTGTATAGTGAAGAACGGTATACGGGTACTGGAGTTCAATTTCATGTCAGACTACCGAGAATACTGCTACAGAATGGGCTATATGACACGTTCTGAGCAAATTTAATTCAACTTTTTTCACAAAGTCAATAAAATCAAGCACCTACAAGGGAAATCTTTTCGTCTGAATGCTTGACATTTGGCACAATAGGTGCTATAATGTTTACATAAAATGAAGAAACAGACAAAAACAAGTGAGGTGTATATGTCAAAGTTTGTATATTTAGCTGCCACTGAAGGCAAAATCGAAGTTAGCGTAGAGCAAGAATTTGTAGGCTCTTCTAACACACCAGTTGGCTTAGCCCAAATCTTCCAAAACAATCAAATCAATGGTAGCGACGACATCTACTTTTCTAGCACCATTGACTTTGCAGAAGAGGAAGGCTTTGAAAGTAGAGAACAAGCCATTGAACTTATCCAAGAAGCAGTCAATTTAATGGAGGCAGCATAATGTTAGATGCAAGACATGGTGGTCCTTATGATCGTGGTAGCGCCGATAGTTATTATCAGCGAGGTTATAACCCTCATTATTATAAGGGTGACACCGGTAGTTCTGAGCGTGTGGAGTTACAAGATATGACTCCTCAGGAAATTGTAGAGTATTCTAAAGGCTATGCAGACAACGAGATGTGTCTCAGTAGTCGTAAGGTGTGGAAATAATGATAGCATATTGTGATTATATCGCTTATCGTTGCCAAGAAGGCTTGCGAGATGATAGCGAAAATCTATTAGGTAAGGTTGAGCCTACCAAAATGGATTTGAGTTCAGAGGGTTATTTTGTTTCTCCCAAGAAAACAATTCAGTTGGTTGATCGTAATGGTAAGTCCTATAAAATTACCATCGAGGAAGTAGAATGATTGATATTTTTGTAGAAGAAAAACATTCATGTGGTTCTGGTGTACAGCGCAAATTTAAATTTGACAACGGGTACACCCTTAGCGCAATTCAAACACCATTTTCATATGGTGGTAAGCAAGGTCTTTGGGAAATAGCTGTTTGGGATTCTAGAGACGAGTGGGCAACCAAAGACTTTTTCCCAGAACACGATGACGATGTCATGGGTTGGATGGAATGGGAAGAAGTTGAATCTTTAGCAAAGGATGTAAGACTATGCTCGAATTAATAGGTTTAGCCGCAGTAATCTTTTTAGGCATCAAATACCTTCCAGACATTCTAATGTTTCTGGTTAAGTTCCTTTTTTGGGCTATTGTACTGGTTTTGGTACTTAAGGTATTCGGGTTTGTATTGTTCATTCCTAGCGTAATTATTTTTTAAAAATGCTTGACAAACAGCTCATTAGATGCTATAATTATAATATGAAAAACAAAAAAAGTGAGGTAAAAATATGAGTTGTTTACATAATGAAAGAATCCTCGAAAGTATTTTCGATGATGTTTGTGAGATGACCACTAGTTCAATTCTACAAGAACTAGAAGGTGGAATGTTCTCAGGAATGTGTGAGTCATTCGATATGAGAGTAGCTTTTACTGATAGAGATAAAGTCATAGAGCTATTGGTTAACAAAAGATTTGAAGAATTACCGGAGGGACCACAATGAGTTTGACATTTGAACAAGTAAAAATCCTAGCTGAGTGTTCAGTTAGGGACGGTGAACAAAGGTACACCGAGGATGATATTCGAGATATGGTAGGTTCTCCTTCCATTGAGGATAATTATTGTTTGTGTGGTCTGCCTTTGGATAAGCCAGGCCCCGATTGTTATTCACACATGTCGCAGGGGTATTAAGATGCCAGGTAGTATTAGAATTGTAATTGGTATGTCAATCCTGTTTGGCACAGCCGGCGGATTAGAATTAGATACCATGTCATTAGCAGAGGCTTTGATGTGGGCAATAGTAGGTGCTGGTATTGGACTCAGTGGAGCCCAGGCAGCTAATCGTTTTGAAGAAGAGAATTATGGTAAGAAAGTCTAAAATTATTTTAACTGATTGTGATGGTGCCTGCCTAGATTGGGAGTTTGGCTTCCAAACATGGATGATGGCACATGGACACAAGATGGTAGACAAAAATGTCTACAGCGTAGCAGAACAATATGAGATGGAACAGACAAGTGCTAAACAGCTTGTTAGAACTTTTAATGAGTCAGCAGCAATTGGTTTCCTCCCTCCCCTACGTGATGCTCAATACTACATTAAGCTACTTCACGAAAAACATCAGTACAGGTTTGTAGCAATTACTAGCCTGAGTCTCGATCCCTACGCTAAAAAGCTCAGAGAGCGTAACCTAGCCAAACTATTTGGACCTAATACATTTAAGGATGTAATTACTTTAGATTGTGGTGCAGATAAAGATGATGTTCTTGAAAGAGTATCCAAGCAATATCCAGGTGCTCTTTGGATTGAGGACAAGCCCGAGAACGTAGACGTAGGCATGAAGTACGGACTAAAAGGTATTCTAGTAGAACACGGACACAACCTGGATTACAAAGGTGACGCCATAGTTGTAAAGGACTGGGAGTCTATATATAATTTTGTAACCATGGGAGAGAAGTAATGACACAGCATAAAGAAATTGTAGAAAAGAGGAGAATCTATTTGGAAGCCATGGATTGGGCAAAGAGTATTGATAATCTTCACGTGTTCAATACCTTCAAGGTTAATATGTGGTACGACAATCGTAGAACTGATGGGCAGGTAACAGACATCACATATAACGATGGAACTATTCTCCGTGAGCTAAAGGATGGCAGCAAAGTTGTTATGCAAGAAGGAATTTCGGGGGAAGAATTAATTAATAAATATCGTAGGAGCAGCTAATATGATTATTAGTGAATCAGAAACGAAAAAGTTAGAGCTCGAGGCTCGTGTCTTTGTTTTAGAAAGATTTGTTAAAAGAATGCTAGACCCTGAGGGATTTGGCTTTGCAGTAACAGCTGAGGTAAGAGACGAGGCGAGAGTTCTACTAGGATTGAACCGAGTAGAAACATGTCAAAAATCTTAATATGTGGAGATTCTTTTGCAGCAGATTGGACCGTAAAATATCCCGATCAAAAGGGTTGGCCCAATATGCTAGCAGAACACCACGATGTAATTAATATAGCACAAGCGGGCTGTAGTCAATATAAGGTACTGAAACAAATAACGAGTATCTTTCCAGAGGACTTTGATAATATCATTATCTCACATACCAGCCCTTATAGATTGCCTATAGTAAATCACCCACTTCACTTATATGATCCTCTCCACAAGGATAGCGATCTAATCTATTTGGATATAAAGGACAGGCCTGGATTGGAAGGGCTTGCTTCCTATTTTGAAAACCATATGGATTTAGAGTTTTGTACCTATATGCACACTACCATATGTCAAGAAATACATAATCTGACAGAATGGGACGAGGTGTTGCACATGACAGGAATCTTTTGGCATGATTTATATGAGTTCCCAGGAATGATCCATTTCGAAGATATTATGAAAGATCATCCTGGATTGATGAACCATATGAATGATGAAGGCAATAGAAAAGTGCTGGAAAAGGTACTAGCGTGGATAGACGATGTATCCAAGTAGGGGCGATAAAGACTTTGAATTATATTGTGTAAATGATATCAAAGCATGGCAACCTAGCTTAAGGGATCATGGCATAGACTATACGACAAACTCATTTAGAATGAGAATGTCTTCAGACCCTAAGTATAATCCAGATAGTGTCGTATTCTTAGGAGGATCAGATACTTGGGGTGTTGGCATGGCGTATGAAGATACCTATGTCCATTTAATATCCCAGCAACTAGGATTAGAAGCGGTTAATCTAGGTGTTCCTGCAGGTGGTATGGACTCAGCATTTAGAATATATCACCAATGGCAACCTTTAATCAAGGCTAGATACACGGTTTTTAATGTAACACCTGGCGTAAGACGAGAAGTCATATGTACCAGCAAAATAGATTATAGTAGAGTAACAGAGTGCAAGATATTAGGCAGATGGAACGTTGATTCGATGCCTGATTTATTACAGCAACACCTTAATGATTATGAATATACGATGCAGAGATATAAGAACATCGCAGGTATAACAGCACTTGCCAAAGAGCATAACTCCCATCTTATTGTAATTGAGAACACAGAAGAGTGGCCAACTACAGCAGCAGATGGTATGCACTATGGTAAGGAATATCATACCTGGGTAACAGAACAAGCAATCAAAGGAGTAGCAAAGCAATGATAACTATCACATATTTAGAACTCTTCGGTATATTCGTTTTTTGTATTCTAGGTGTAGGCATAATGCAGTATAGACAAGGTTTAAAAGATGGTGCTAATGTGCTATTAAAAATGTTTGAAGATAACGCAATCAAGGGAAGATTGACTATTGATTTTGGCGCCGATGGAGAAACTATTGAGCTCAACAAAAACCTATAGCAGACATCCTAATGTTCTAGAAGGTCCTAACTTCACGGTATTCTCTATGGGTCCGTTAGGTGTAGACCCTATACACGAGTTTCTCAATAGCAAAGGTATTCAAAACATCAAAGCCTACGTCAATCCTGCCTTTTATCCTAGGGTAGTCGAGAAGTTTCCTATTCACGATCATATAGCCATTCTAGCAGATCCTGTTAAAAGACATATGCACAGTGCAGCAGTATATAAGCAATATTGTAAAGATCCTAATAGAGTTCTCACTATCTCAGACTTCTACAAATATCACCTATATCCTCATATGAATCTCTTACTCCCTGCCAACATACAGTTTATTCTATTTGACGAACTAAAAGATTATATAGGCGATTTAGACTTTACGTGGCGAGAAGGGATACAATTATTTGGCTTAGAAGAAGAAGTAAATAGCTATATCCAAATACTTAGTAGCAAACAAAAGGTAAGCGTAGAACGGTGGAACAATATTCTAAATCGTTGGCAATAAATACTGAATATGAATAATTTTAACGCAGTTGCGCGAACGAACTTCTCCCAGAATAACCATGTCAAACAGACATCTAACAGGAATTCGCAGGTGAAAACATCAAACACATCATATTCAGACATGTGTTATAAACACCACAACCTAGACACGGTTAATGACACAGAGAAGAACACAGTCAACACTCAATACGAAAATAACTTCGTAAATATTCTAAACGGAGTGTAAGATGCTTAATAATCCATACACACCAGAAAAAGCACACTATAATAGTCTAACGGACTTTAAAACAGAACTAGAGAGAAACAAACAAACAATCTCATCTTTTACAGGGTATGAACTAATCTGTAAGTATAAAGACCGCTTCGTGGTATATGGCTTATATGATAGAACTCTAACAGTACAGATAATCAAACGATCTAAGTAA